AAGGTTGCCTCAAATCGCCGTAAAGTAACGAAGATGAGCTAATGGCTGTTAGAAAAACGAAAAAAGGCGCTGCTTTAAAGAGATGGTTCAAAGAGGACTGGAAGGATGTCCGCACTGGTAAAGCCTGTGGTCGCAAAGAAGGCGAAAAGCGAGGGACTCCTTACTGCCGACCAAGCAAGCGCGTTAGCTCAAAGACACCCAAGACCGCTTCAGAGATGACAACGAGCGAAAAGCGTAGTAGAGTGGCACAAAAGAAGCGACTTGGACAGCCTGCTGGCAAGCCAAAAAGAGTTAAGTCTCTTAAAAGGAAAAAGAAATGACTGTATCTGGATCAACAGACTTTGAATTAGATGTTGCCGATTACGTCGAAGAGGCGTTTGAGCGTTGTGGGCTAGAAGTTCGTACAGGATACGATCTCAAGACCGCCAAGCGTTCTATGAACCTAATGTTTGCTGACTGGGCCAACCGTGGCCTTAATCAGTGGACTATATCTCAAAGAAACTTGGCTTTGGTCTCTGGTGATGGAGAATATGACCTTGGAACTTCCACAATTGACGTTCTTTCGCTTGTGGTGCGCCGAGACGGCACAGATTACGCCTTAGACCGCATTAGTCGTGACGAATACCTTAATATTCCTACTAAATCGACAACTGGTCGCCCTACTCAGTATTTTATCGACAGACAGATCAATCCTGTCTTAAAATTGTGGCCTTTGCCCGATAATAGCACTGATGTAGTGTATTATGACTCTCTAATACGGCTAGATGACGCCGATAATTACACAAATACACTGCAAGTTCCGTTTCGATTTTACCCTGCTTTAGCGGCTGGTTTAGCTTATTATATCAGTATAAAACGCGCTCCAGACCGCTCTCAGATGCTAAAATCAGTGTATGAAGAGGAAATTGGGCGCGCTATGGACGAAGATCGTGACCGTGCATCGTTCCGCGTTGCACCAGATTTAAGGAATTATCGTTATGTCTAAGTATGCCACAGGAAAGTGGGCATATGGCATATCTGACCGATCTGGCTTCAGATACCGCCTAAAAGACATGCGCAAGGAGTGGAATGGGCTTCTTGTGGGCAAAGATGAGTGGGAAGCCAAGCAACCACAGCTTGAGCCTCTTCGAGCCACTCCTGATCCCCAAGCATTGCGAAATCCGCGTCCTGAACAGAACGTGCCTCAGCAAGACAATATACAATGGGGATGGAATCCTGTAGGATTGACGTATGATGGTGGGCTAACGCCTAATAATTTGGTAGCTACTGGCTCTGTTGGTAGTGTGACGGTGAGCATAACATGAGCTTTACATACGCAGAACTGAAGACAGCGATTCAGGATTACACTGAGAACACAGAGACAACCTTTGTGAATAACTTAGATGTTTTTATCAAGAATACTGAAGAGCGTATCTTGAAGATTGCTCAGTTAGAAGTGTTTCGGAAGAACCAGACGGGCAATATGACTCTTGGAAACCAGTATTTGGCACTTCCTAGCGATTATTTGGCTCCATTTAGCCTTTCATTTACATCGAATGGCAACAAAGAGTTCGTCTTGTTTAAAGATGTTAACTTTGTTCAGTCATTTAACCCGAACAATTCTTCGACTGGCGCACCTCGATACTACGCCCAGTTCGATATAGAAAACTTCATATTGGGTCCCACGCCTGATGCAGCTTATGACGTTGAGCTTCATTATTTCTATCGCCCTGCAAGCCTAACATCTGGGAGTGATAGTGGAACTACATGGTTGAGCACAAATGCTTCTGTAGCGTTGCTTTACGGCAGTCTGATCGAGGCTTACACCTTTATGAAGGGTGAGGCTGACTTGGTGCAGAACTATACCCAGAGATTTACTGAGGCTCTATCTCGTGTTAAAAACTTTGGTGAGTCACAAGAAGTTACAGATGCGTACCGTACAGGTTTGATTCTAAGGGAGAAAACATGATACCTGAGCTAAAAATAGCAACGGCTGAAGATTTTGGAATTGAAGTTCACACAACTAATAATCGTGGCTTTACTCCAGAAGAAGTTGCGCAAAGATGTGCAAATAAAATTGTTCAGGTCGCAGACACGGCTCCTCCCGCAATTCGTGATCAGGCACTTGCTTACAAGCGTAACATCACAAAAGTAATCGAGTTCTACTTACGCGAAGCCGTAAAAAGTGATAGAACTACGGTATATAACGCAATCAATGACGCAGGACACCCTGAGCTTGCAGAACTTATAAGGAGACTATAACATGGCGTTTACTGGTAACTATATGTGTACGTCGTTCAAAAACGAGCTTTTGTACGGTGTCCACGATTTTGATGCCTCTACAGGTGATACATTCAATATTGCTTTGTATGACAGCAATGCAACACTAGATGCTTCCACAACAGCGTACTCTGCTACCGATGAGGTAAGCGGAACAGGATATTCTGCTGGCGGTCAGGCATTGACTAATGTTAACCCAACAACATCTGGAACAACTGCGTTTACGGACTTTGCTGATGAGACCTTCACGACAGCGACAATTACCGCTCGTGGCGCGTTGATTTACAATACGACACCAAATACGACATCTATTTCGGTTTCAAACCCTTCGGTTGTTGTGCTTGATTTTGGTGCTGACAAAACGTCAACGGCTGGTGACTTCACAATCGTATTCCCAACAGCGGACGCATCTAACGCCATCATTCGTATCGCGTAAGGTCTAGTTTATGGCCTCGTCAACTCTATATGAAGGGTGGGGTCGATCCACTTGGAGTGATGGTTCTTTTGGCACTCCTATCCTCAAGGTTTTTGTGGACGGTGTTTCCGCCACAGGAGCGGTGGGGTCTGTTTCGGTTATTGCCGAGGCCAATGTTGACGTAACGGGCTTAGAGGCGACAGGCGGCGTTGGCACAGTAACGGCGACTGGTCAGGCCAATGTCCCGGTAACGGGGCTTGAAGCCGTTGGCGGCGTTGGCAGTGTTTCGGTTGTTGCCGAGGCTAATGTATTCCCAACAGGTGTTGAGGCTACGGGTGAGGTTGGCACTGCTGCTGTTGTGGGTGGAGCGAATGTTCCTGTTACTGGACTTGAAGCAACAACAGCAGAGGGCGGCGTTGTTGTTGAGGCAGACGCAACTGTAGAGATACCGAGCGGACTACAGGCTCAAGGTTTTGTCTACGGCGGCTTTATTGAGGTTATTGCGGGCGCTAATGCGCCTGTCACGGGATTAGAGGCGACAGGTTCTGTTGGTTCTGTTACTGTAGAGATAGTTGTAAACGTCGATGTCACTGGTGTTGAAGGCACTGGGGAAGTTGGCGAAGTTTCAATCACAGCAAACTCAGATGTTCTTGTAATTGGCGTCGAAGGAACTGGCGAGGCAGGTCAAGTTCTTGTATGGGGACGTATTGTTCCAAATCAAAATCCGGGTTATAGTCCCATAACACCATCTTCTACCCCTGCGTGGAGTGACGAAACACCGTCTCAAACTCCAAGCTGGGATGACATAGCAGCATAGGATCGAAAAATGCCTAGTACATATACATTAAACAACGGTATCGAGCTTATCGGCACAGGCGAACAGTCCGGTACATGGGGCGATACAACGAACACAAACCTAAGTCTTTTGGATACGGCTCTTGACGGTCAGGTTACTGTCACATTGCCGAGCGCGGGGACATCTGGTTCTCCGAACACTCTGGCGATTACAGACGGTGCGGCGTCCGATGGCCGAAACCGCATGGTTACATTTGCCGACGGCGGTGATTTGGGCGCGACGGCTTTTGTGCAGTTGACGCCGAACGACTCTGAAAAGATCATTTATGTGCGCAACAATCTGGCAGGATCGCGCAGCATTATCCTGTTTCAAGGGACGTACAACGCGAGTAACGATTATGAGGTTCCCGCGGGGACAACTGCGGTTGTTTACTTTGACGGTGCGGGTTCTGGCGCGGTAGCAGCGAACGTCTTTAACAATGCGTACTTTGACAGCCTGCGTTTGGGCGGAGTGTCTGTGACCGCGATTATTGACGACGATACAATGGGCACTGCGGCTGCGACTAACATTGCGACATCTGAGTCCATCAAGGCTTATGTTGACGCGCAGGTTGGTGCAAACAACGAACTGTCCGAGGTTCTTGCTAACGGAAATACATCTGGTGGCAATGCTATTCAGATGACAACAACCGATGAGCTTCAGTTTCGCGACACAGCGTTGAAGATCAGTTCTTCTGCCGATGGGCAACTGGACATTGACGCGGATACTGAGATTGAAATTGTTGCACCTACTGTTGATATTGATGCGTCTACGGCAATGACGATTGATACAGCGGCTCTTACAGTTACGGGGGCAGTTGATCTTAACACCTCACTTAACGTGGACGGCACTGTTACATCAGATGGCCTTACTGTAGCTGGCAACGTGTCAGTCGATGGCGGCACGATCAAGCTGGACGGGAATTATCCTGTTGGTACACGCAACGTGGCGTTGGGTGATACGGCGTTGGATAGTGCTACAACAGCATCTGACGTTGTTGCGGTAGGTAATGCAGCACTGACAGCAAACACAACTGGTGAAGATCAAGTTGCTATTGGTAGTTTTTCTCTGGATGCAAACACCACAGGTAACTACAACACCGCTGTTGGCTTCGCTTCACTTTCTGCCAACACCACCGCATCCAACAACACTGCTGTTGGGTATCAGGCGGGGTATGCAAATACTACTGGGGACATTGACGCTTTTGGGTATCAAGCTGGTCTTTCTAATACCACAGGTCTGTATAATTTGGCTCTGGGGCAATCATCCTTGGCAAACAACACCACAGGCCAATCAAATATTTCAGTTGGACGTGCGTCTTTAATTGCAAATACAACAGGCTCAAGCAACGTGGCCGTTGGGCATTTGGCACTACTCTCCAACACCACCGCCAGCAACAACACTGCTGTGGGGTATCAGTCGTTGTATACAAATACTACGCAAGGTAGCAGTACGGCTGTGGGGTATCAGGCTGGTTATTCAAACACATCTGGCGGGGTTCAAGCGTTTGGGTATCTTGCTTTAAGGGCAAACACCACAGGTATACAAAACCATGCGTTTGGCAACCAAGCCTTAGATGCAAACACTACTGGCGCATACAACACCGCAATGGGTGGGTACGCTTTAAGTGCAAACACCACAGCCAGCAACAACACAGCTATTGGTTATCAGGCAGGGTATAGTAATACTACTGGTGTATCAAACACAGCGGCTGGGTATCAGGCTCTACAAGACAATGTTACTGGCAGCTACAACGTAGCAATGGGTCAGGATGCTCTCAGAGACAACACTGCCTCGAACAACGTAGCCATTGGTGTCAATGCCCTGCAACTCAATACGACAGGAACAAACAATTCTGGTTTTGGTCGCTCTGCTCTTGGGGCTAATACCACAGGCGCACAAAACACTGCGGTTGGCAGGGAAGCACTAACCAACAACACCACCGCCAGCTACAACACTGCTGTTGGGTATCAAGCTGGTTACACTGGGACAACAGCGGAGCAACAAACCTTTGTTGGTTATCAAGCAGGTCGGTTGTCTACAGGAAGCTACAATACAGCAGTGGGTTCTGAAGCCCTTGAAACAAATGCCGCAGGTCAATATAATGTAGCATTAGGAAAACAAGCACTTACCTTAAACACATCAGGTAGCTACAACACTGGTTTGGGGACTGATGCACTATTCTCCAACACCACCGCCGACAACAACACGGCAGTTGGGTATCAGGCTGGGTATAGTAATACAACAGGTACAGATATAACCGCCATTGGTTATCTAGCACTAAAAGATGCAACAGGCGGTTACAACACGGCAGTAGGCACAAGAGCAGGAACAGCTATGACTTCAGGTCAGTTCAACACTGCTATTGGTCGTGATACTATGACGGGTATTGCTACTGGTGATCGAAATACTGCTGTTGGCAACGCCGCTTTAAATGCAAATACTTCGGGTGCGTCTAATGTAGCAGTAGGCGATAACACTCTCGTTTTGAACACGACAGGTCAGTACAATACAGCGGTGGGTCGTCAGGCTCTATCGTCCAACACCACCGCCAGCGGCAACACAGCGGTTGGTTATCGTGCAGCTTACAGCAACACTACTACGGGTCAGGTTGCTGTTGGTGAGTATGCCCTAGAAGACGTTACTTCTGGTTATGAAAACACGGCTGTAGGTTCACTCGCAGGTCGCAATATTACAACGGGTATTGGTAACACCACCGTAGGTCGTGAAAGCATGTTGAGCATGACGACTGGTAGCCAAAACACAGCGGTTGGTAAGTTGGCTATGCGCAACACTTCTTCGGGAGGTAACAACGCTGCCTTCGGCCAAGAGGCTATGCGCCTTAACTCTTCTGGTTCAAGCAATGTAGCTGTTGGTTTTGAGAGTTTGTACAGCAACACCACCGCCGACAACAACACTGCTGTTGGGTATCAGGCTGGGTATAATAATACGACTGGTCAATACTCAACTATGGTAGGCTTTGAGGCTGGTCGTTTAAATACAACTGGTCAAATTACGGCAATCGGTGCGCAGTCTTTTGAGAGCAACTCAACTGGTACATCTAATGTTGGACTTGGTGTAAATGCTGGGTTTTCAAACACGGAAGGCTCTTACAACACCGCTTTAGGGGAAAGTTCACTATTCTCAAACACCACCGCCAGCAACAACACCGCTGTTGGGTATCAGGCTGCTTATAATAATACGACCGGAACGCATACGGTAGTTGGCAAGGGGTCTTTGGCCTACACGACTGTTAGTACGGGCAATGCAATCCTTGGCTATGACTGTATTACAAGCGGCTCTGCAACCACCAATGTTCAATACAACACAGCCATAGGCAACACGGCACTACAAGGTCTTCAAAACGGTGCCACTTACAATACTGCCGTTGGTTTCGGTTCAGGAAGTGCAATCACAACAGGTGCAAAAAACTCCATTCTTGGCTCCTACAACGGCAACCAAGGCGGCGTAAATATCTCCACCTTGAGCAACAACATCGTGCTGTCGGATGGGGATGGTAATGCGAGACTATATTATTTGCAGGGTTCTTTAACTTGGTTTTCACCAGCAATTAGGGACAAAACCACGGCCTCGGCAGCAAATATGCGCATTGATGCCACAAGTGGAGCGATGTTTAGGTCAACTTCATCGCTTCGGTATAAAAATACGGTTAAAGATGCGACACACGGTTTAACGGAACTTTTATCGCTACGACCTGTCACATATAAAGGCAACAATGATGGCGATGAGGTGTTTGGCGGTTTGATCGCCGAGGAAGTACACGATGCGGGTCTGACAGAATTTGTGCAATATGATGACCAGAATAGACCAGATGCGTTGGCATACGGCAACATGGTGTCACTTTGCATCAAAGCTATCCAAGAACAACAGGCAACCATCGAAGCGTTGGAGGCCCGTATCACTGCCCTAGAAAACGCTTAACCGTAACCAGTCAGAAAAGGAGAAAGACATGACTGATACACCAACTGCGGAAGAAATCGCACAACACTACACAGCAATGGGTCACTCTGTTGACTTGCTAAACGCTGGCAAGCCAGAGGATATGTCCGATGAAGATTGGGCTGACACTGTGTCACGCAACGTAGAGCATCTACAGCTAATG